CCTATGTGGGCCGCCGCTCACGGCCATATTAAATTTGTGGCTGCTTTTTCAGACGCTGCTTCTCAAGCTGAGACGCACTTACTCACTTTTAAGAATGAATTGGAAACTAATGAATATCTCAAAGAAGATTACCCAGAACTATGCACTCCTAAAATTGTCGGCTCAACTGGGCGTTCCCTTGCGGCAAACGCTTGGCGTATTATTCAGTCAAATGATTTTATATTCGACGCTAATGGTATTGATACTAACTCACTGGGTAAGAAAGTCTTTGGTCAACGCCCTGACCTCATTATTTTGGATGATATCGAAAAAGGAGAAAAGAACTACTCCGAATATCAAGCTGGCCAGCAACGACGAACAGTCTTTGACGATATAGCTCCTATGAATATTTATGCCCGCATGATTATTGTGGGTACGACAACTATGCCTAACTCTATGATGGATGAGTTTAGAAAATACTCTGAAGGCCAGCGTGAAAAGGCACTGGAGTGGATTTCAGACCAGAATGTAAATGTCCACTACTATCCAGCCATTATGACAGCTGAAGATGGCTCAGAACGCTCTGTATGGCCTGAGAAGTGGCCTCTAGAGTGGCTGGAGTCCCAAAGACACCTTCGTGACTTTGCTAAGAACTATATGAACAAGCCTGTGAACTTGGACGGCAACTTCTGGACATATGAAGATATAATCATTGGTGAGAGCGAATATGGAAATACAATCATATCAATTGACCCAGCGGTAACAAAGAATAAGGTTTCTGACTATACAGGTGTTGCTGTATTGAGCAGAGGTGAAGATGGACATATTTATGTAAGAGATGCAATTCAATTAAAGGTATCTCCATCTGAATTAGCAGAACGAATTGCTGCATTGGTTGAAAATTATAATCCTGGTATTATATATGTAGAAACAAACCAAGGTGGAGATTTGTGGCAGGATGTATTTAAAGATATACCAGTTAGATACAAATCAATTAGACAATCCGTATCAAAGCAGATCCGTGCAGGTAAAGCTTTGAACTTCTATCAGCAGGGAAAAGTTAGACATACTCAACATTTTCCAGTCTTAGAAGAACAAATGTGGTCCTTCCCAAAGGTAAGCCACGATGACGTACTGGACGCAGTAGTGTCAGGAATACTATACTTTTTGGATAACACAGCTCCAAAGGTATTTGCAAAACAATTAAACTACTTAAGGAGATAAAATGTCAGACATTAAACTAGCTTTAGACCAAATCATCGCTAAAAGAGATCGATATATGGTCGCAGAAGCATATTATGAAGGCGCAAATGATGAAGTATTTACTCATCAGCGTTGGTACAGACTATTTAGAAACGATTTATCAAGATTTTCAGGAGTTACGCCATTTAGGTTTAACTTTAGCAAGACTGTAGTAGATGCAGTCCATAATCGTCTTGAAATTGAGCAAGTTGAGACAACTAGCCCAGAAGGCGATGCTTACATCAACAGAATCTGGGATCAGACAGATTTAAAGCTTGATATTAACGAAATTCATAGAAATGCACTCGTTTATGGCGATTGCTATGCAATTGTGTGGCCAGATATGGACGGAAATCTAGCAATAGATTACAACTCACCTATGACTACTACTCTTGTATATGATCAAGAGAACCCACGAGTTAAGTCATTTGCAACTAAGATGTGGCAGATTACAGATGCTGCTAATCGTAAAGTTATTAAGATCAACATGTATTACACAGATAGAATTGAGAAGTATGAAGGTCTAGGTGAGATTGATTCTCTAAATGGACTTCCAAATCTTACTTTGGTTGAAACTGTGGTCAATCCTTGGAATGAAATTCCAGTTTTCCACTTCAGAACAAATAAGCCATACGGAAGACCAGAACATGCTGATGCATTTGGTCCACAGGATGCGATAAACAAGCTGATATCAACTCACATGATGACTGTAGACTATCAGGGTGCTCCACAGCGTTATGCATTATCAAATGGTGGAACATCTAACGAATTTGATGACTTCTCAGAGGATGACACAGCAAGAGAGAACATTGGAGCATTGCAAAATGGTCCAGGACAACTCTGGTACTTGCAAGGAGTCTCAGCAGTTGGACAGTTCCCAGCAGCAGACCCATCAACATTTACAAATCCAGTTAATGAGTTTGTATCTGACATGGCTGCAATTACTTCAACTCCAGTTCATTACTTCTCATCAACACAATACCTTCCATCAGGACAGGCTTTGCGTGTAGCAGAAGCACCACTATTCAAGAAGGTCCTTAACCGCCAGCTTGCATTAGGTTCAACATGGAGAGACCTATTTAAGTTCATGCTTAAGGTCGAAGGCATCATTGCTGATGTTGATATTGACTGGAAGTCACCTGAGTCAATCGATTCATTAGACCAATGGGATATCGCAGTTCGCAAGAAGTCAGTCGGAGTTCCTTTGGAACAAATTCTTCTTGAACTTGGATATGACCCAGAAATTGCAAAGATCATTTCTGATGAAGCAATGGCAAATAGACCAGACATGGCAGCAACAGAAGTTGCTCTTGGTGGAACTGGATTAAATACGAACAACCTAGCTCTGGAGCAAGCCGCTGCTGAGCAAAACAATCAAGGAGAATAAAATGGAAGAACAGAATCAAGTAGAAGGTACATCTGACGAGATTCGTGATCCTAAAGCCGTCTTAGAAGCTTTAGATAAAGCGAAGGCGGAAGCAAAGAAGTTTAGATTGGAAAAGGAAGCCTTGGAGGTACAGGTAAATGAATCAGTCTCCAAGATTTCCCAATTCCAGTCAAAATTAATGATGGAACATGTAAATAAGCATTTTGCATCATTAGGTATTGCCCATGGAGATAGACTAAATAAGTATATTAAGATGGATGCATTATCTTTAACTGAAGATTTTGAGGTTGCTGGATTAGATGAGCAAATTGCAATTCTAAAGACAGACTTCCCAGAATTATTTGATCCAAAATTCATCGTAGCTGGTAAAGCTGACTCAGGAGTAACTGCTTCATTAGAAGTTCCTAAATCTGCTTCAGATTTGCAAGCCCAGATGGTTTTAAAGAAATAAGATATAAGGTATAATTGTCCTATACAACTCTAAATGGACATTTGGGTTGTGATTAATATATTCGGACGATTATATGTTCAAAAAAACCCAAATTAACTAATTAAAAGGAGATTAACATGGCCGCAGGTCGCACAGATCTCACAGAAGCAAATGGATATATTCCAGAGGAAAAGGGATCCGTTGCTATTCAAGCAACTCTCGCTAACTCTGTAGTAGAAGCATTTGCTCGTCGTGAGAATATGGCATCTCGTACAAAAGGCGTTCCACGCTTCGTATCAGATGCACCAGTAATTGTTGCAGAAGGCGTAGACATTCCAAATTCAGATACAACTCTGGATGAGGTAGTTCTTACAGCTAAGAAGTATGCACAGATTTTCAACATTTCAGAGGAAGATGTTAACGATTCACTCGTTGACACACTCAACACATACAAGAGAGAATGGGCTTCACAATGGGCTCGTAAGTATGACAATGCTTGCCTTGGCGTAACAGCTGCAGCAGACGGAGATGACGGACAACCGTTCACATCTGTATACCGTGCATTGGCAACAGATCCAAATGCACCAGTCTCACAAATCATTCAGACAGCTGGAGATCTTACATTTGAAGATATCTCAAACGCTCTTGGTTTTGCTGAATCAAGCAAGTACTTTGATGCTGCTAACACAGTATTTATTGCACACCCAAAGATGCTTTCACATATCCGTAACATGGAAACAGCAGGTGGAAACCTTGTTCTTCCAGATCCACTAGGAGCTCGTCCAGGATCATTATTCGGATACCCACTTGTAATTTCATACGGTGCAGCTACATCTGCAGCAGCAACTGCTGCTCCAACAGGAAACCCATTGCTTATCGTTGGTAATCGCCAAATGATGATCAATGGTGTTCGCAGTTCAGTAGAGTCAGCAATCTCTCGTGATGCAGACTTCTCAAAGGATGGTGTCTTGCTCAAGACTCGTGTACGCCGTGGATTTGCTGTTGCAGCTCCTTCAGCGTTTGCGATTGTTGAGAAGACATCAGCGTAAGGGGGAATAGCTAATGGCTTCTAAACTATACGGTAATTTCCTACTAAAGGCTCTTAACAAGGAAGTAGATTTCGACTCAGATACTATCAAAGTTGCTCTACTTACTTCAGCCTACACACCTAACCAAGATACACATGACTACTTCAACGATGTTTCAGCGAACGAAGTCACAGGTACTGGTTACACACAGGGTGGAATCACACTAGCATCAAAGACAGCAACATACGATTCAGGTACAAATGTAATCGTTCTTGACGCTGCAGATGTTACATGGTCTTCATCAACAATCACAGCTCGCTATGCAGTTGTATATGATTCAACAGGCACAGCAAGCACATCAGCTCTCATTGGATATGTAGACTTCGGTTCAGACCAGTCTTCAACCAATGGTAACTTCACAATCACATGGGATTCGACTGGTATTGTTCGAATCACTGTAGCGTAAGGTAATTACGCATGGATGCAAAGGTAGAGGTTGGCGCACTTCAAGCAAATGCTTGTCTAGTCGTAGTCCAAATTACTGTAGAGTCTCTTTCTGGTGATTTTACTCCAGTAGTCTCCAACCTCTCCTTTGCTCCAATCATTTCTATAGGCGGACACAGCATCTCATCAATAAACCCAGAACTAATCAGAATTGGAGTACGGGCTGCGGCTTAATGCCAGCAGCCTATTTTTATGTCATTATATACAGTAGCCCAAGCAGACGAAGCATTTTTACTTGCAACAAACTTAGACTCATCATCAACTGAAAAAGTTAACAGTGCTGGACTTTCTGTTTCATCTAGTCAATTTGGAACTGTGACACAAAATGCTAGCTCTCTTACTGGAAATGCTTCTTATGATTTTGGTTCAGATGGTCGTGTATTACATCAATGGGGTGCGGCATATGGTATCAATAACATAATTCATGAAATAGTATTTAAAAGAAGCTCAACTCCAGCTACATCAGTAACTTTATTTTCATCTTTACAAACTACATCATTATCAATTACATCATCTGGCTCTATTGAAGCAACCTTTAACACACAGTCTTATGGTGGCAATAGCATAACTGGAATAACTAATCTTTGTGATGGAAAATTTCACCATGTTGTAATGTCGTATATGGACAAAACAAATGGCTTTAGACTTTATGTCGATGGTGTTCTTATTGGCACAACAGCAACAAAAGGTAACTTAAGTTACAGTGGATATGTTAACTTAGGTTCATATTCTAATACAAGCGGAGGAAATCCATCAGGTTATTCAGAAGCAACAATTGACTTTTATGCTTTTTATAGATCACAAATTTCTGGTGGTAAAACCAATGCAGAAGTAGATACATTTGTAGCTAATCACATGTTGGAGTTTGCAAATAGAACTGTTACAGATACTCCAGCCACTGCATCTGCCCTTGCTGTAGATCCAAGTTTATCTATAGGTATAGTAATTGTTGAGACACCAGCAACAGCATCTGCTGCATCTGGAGACCATTACAATAGCACCAGAGATGGATTTACAACTTTAAACACATACCTTTCAACATTGCCACTAGAACAGTGGTACAAGTTTGATGAAGTAAAGAGTATTGTTAACTACGGTACAGGCGGAACTGCATCACTTGCCTTTGGAGGAAATTCAACAAGCGAAGACTTTGGCGGAATTCAAGGATCTGGTGCATTAAGAATTACTGGTAGCGCTAATGATGGTGCAGTTTATCAAGTACTAAATGACCTTACAATGATTAGCCCAGAAATAACAGATGGAGATTTCTCAGTAGGATTTTGGATTAAAGCAAATTCAGCAGTTGCAGATAATAATTCAGAAATCTGGAATGCAGTAAATACTGTTAATAATAGATATAATAGATTTACTATTAACAATACTGGAAAACTTTATTTCCAAATGAATACCAACAGTTTACACGAGATATCAACAACTGGAAGCATTTGCGATGATGAATGGCACTTTGTAGTTGGTAAGTATGACCAATCACGCATGTATCTTTATGTAGACGGTACATTAATTGACGATATTGCAGTTAATTACTCTAACTTCTCTGCACCAAATTTAATGAATTTTGGTTCAAATGGTACAGCTGCAAGTGGAGACTTCTTCTCAGTTTCTCAATTCTTTATATCTTCATTCTCAGCAATTACAACAACTGTTATAAATAACATTATTGATGCAGCACAAGGTGAATT